CGTTGGTACAAGCCTTGAGTACGTTGTATCGAAGAGTTTCGACTGTTTTTGCAGCCTGTTCACCGGATACTGAAATGGCCTCTTGAAGAACGGGGTCTTCGTGAGTATCCATGATTATATCGGTAATACCGACAAGTCCGCCGTACTGGTAAAGCTGTACGGAAATATCGGTTGCCGTCATTTTCTCTGAGGCAGGGGTTACCCCTTCAGTCAGGGGCGTAGTACGAAGTCCGAGTGAATTGTATCGCCTGAACTTCATGGTCTGGGTTTTATTCCCGGGAAGTGACTTACTCTGCCCAAATTTCTCCAGGCATAGATAAGGCATCGCTCTTTTGAGTAACTGAACAACTGCGTAAGCCGCAGTTCTAGGCGTTATATCGCCGTAGGTTGTCATCGCCATGATTTAGTCCTCCTATGTATTGATCGCTTCGTCGAAGGCACCTTCAAAGTCATCTGCGGCTGCTTTCTGCAAGCCGATTGCTCCACGTTTTGTGTTTACAGATGTAATCGCTTTACGCTTCGCATCTAACTTTACATCTTTGGTGCCTACTTCGGTTATGTTATTTTCGAGTTTGAAGTCGGTCAGGAGGTCTACAATATCTTCAGCAGAACCATTGTCGTATATTTCAACCATACCCTTTTTAAGGTAATTTGGCTTTGTTTCAATCCACTCTCTTAACGCACCGCTTTCTACATGCGCTTCATAATCTGAGTGTGTTCCCTTAATGGCGCTGAAATGTTCCTCTTCTGACCTGTCTATATCCTTTTTTTCAAGATTTTTAATTGAGGTTGTTGCAGGGATAAGCTGGGCGGTTACCTCATCACGAAATGTTTTGAGTTCCTTTTTCAGCCCTTCCATTGCACGTTCACGTTTCATGCCTTCCATTTCGGAAACTAACGCAAAGTCCTTCTCGTATTCCTCAAGTTCTTCCTTCTGCTTGGTAGTAAGGGATTCCTTAAAGTCACTAAGAGTTTCTTTAGTCTTTTCCTCTGAAATAGCGGTTCCAGCCGTTCCATATTGTTCTATCTTTCCAAGAAAATCTGTTTCTTTCTGAGTCCACTTTTCTTTATCGCTCTTGTAGATTCCTTGGAGAGACTTATACTTTTGTTCATAATCTATTTCGCCAGTTGTTCCAGCATCACCCATTGTTCCAGCTTCACCAGTTGTTCCGGCATCGTCAATTATTCCCGTTGTTCCTGCATCTAACTCTTGTGTTATCCCAGCAGTACCATCTGCCGCAATATCAAAAGAGTCACCGAATACATCTTCTCCACTTGTTCCAGGCATTCTATCCCCCTATTTGGAATTTTTCCATGCAATAATATTTTTGTCAACTTCTTATTTCAGAATATACCTTTTCAATTCAAGGTAAGCCTCTATTTTCCCTTGATTTTTCACAACCATTTCTGTGACCGCAGTATCGTTATTCACACGGATTTCATCTATCAGAACATCCAAAAGTTTAATGATAGGTCTACCCGCAGGATCGTGTTTAAGTGCCGTAAATTCTGCGATTGCTTCAAACTTTTTTGGATTGCTTAACATCTTTCTTCTTTTTCTCCTTTTCTGGTTTTAAAAGTAGTTCGGTTTCCACTCTGACTTTATCTGTCTGTGCGTCAACTAATTGGGTATCTTCACCCTGAGACTTCACCACGGCATCTACGTTGTTCTCTCTTGCTTTGGAAAGTTGAGCCATAGTCTGCGCCTTCTTATATCCAACCTCTGCTTGCTGCATCTGGATAGCAAGCTGCATCTGGATTGATTCCTGATTAGCGGTTCGTATCTTATCTGCCTCTTCTTCACTTCTGAGAGTAATATTGATATCATGTGCTTTGAATTTTTCGTTAAGGAACTCTCTGCGGTCTACATAAATCCAATCTTCTTCAGTCATAGTAGTTGAAAGCTGATTGAGTGCCTGCATGCGAATCTCTTTCATTACAAGAGAAGAAACACCCCGAGCCTTACACATATAATCCCCTTTAATGTCTTGACGAGGATTGAAATCCATATTCCAGGCATACAAATCTTGAATTATTCCTTCAGTGAAAGCATCGAAGTTTTTTACAACGTCCTTTATCGCAATGGTTATAGTAGCCATCCTTCCAGAAGCGGCTTGGGCTGTTTCATTATTAACTCGCTCACCAATCATCCATGTTGGCAAACAAGTCTCTTCATCAGCAAAACCTTTGAATGTGTCTATAACCGTAAGCAGTTCATCGATATGGGAATTGAACTCCAATCCTCTAATAGCGGGATACTGTGCTTCAATACCACGTCCTTCTCTGAACCATATCTTTCTTGCATAAATAGAGTCTACGTCCGTGTCTGGTGCGAGTAGAGACATATTGACTTCTACCTGCGGTCCAGCAGTACACGCAGCATTATCTAGTAGCATTCGGGACCCGGCAGAAATAGAAATCTGTGAATGTCTCATCACTCTCGCGAGACCTTCTCCGTATATCGATGTTTCATCTTTCTCATAGTAAAACACTTTATATTTATCGAGTACACCGTAATAGAGAGCTACTTTGATTGGCTTACCACCAAGCAACCAGACATTTGCCGCATATTCAAGAGATACATCGTCAACAGTAACGCCACATGCTTCCAAGTCGGAACCATCAACATAACCCCAGTATTCGAGAACTTGATACTTTTTGCCAGTCTGTCTGTTCGCTGATCGTTTATCATCATCGTTATTGGTTTGAAATCCTGCCGAAGTCTTATCCGCACCTGCCTGAACATCTATAACCTGAAGGTCTATCTCCCAATTCTCTGCGACATAATCACCTGATGGATGTTCTTCAAGATGCTTTCGTATTATACCGGGATAGAAATCATCACGTTTCATTAACTCACGAAGATCGTGTTTTGTCATGACATGACGTTCAAACGAACCATCCATAGTATCAAGATCAGTAACCGACATATCAGGGTACCAATCCCAGAGCCTTACGAACTCAAAGAACGGCACATCTTCATTGTCTGTAGCTTCTTCATAGTCACCGTTGTCTACTGGTTTCCATTTACGTTTTGTCTTGTTTCTGATTAAGACACCCTTCATTACCCCTGTGCCATAGGTAAGACCAGACCGAAGGACTTTTTTTGTTTCTTCAGAATAATCCATCTCGGTAAATTGGTCATCCATTACACTTACCATCTTTTCGCAGGTTTCTTTCGCATACTTTTTAATGGCAAGATTAATCTCATCTTCATCAGGGAAGATAGGTTCACCATTTTCATCTTCAGTTAAGAGTGAACGTGCAATCTCTACGACCGTCTCTTCAGAAATAGATGGTTCAGGTGTTGGAATCGCTTCCCAGTTTCTATCGTTCTCTGGGAAAAGCATCTCGTGAAGCCTGGAAAGGACTATGTTGATTTTTGAACGTGTGATCTTTGGATAGACTTTGGAATTACCTGCTTCGATTTTAACATCAGGATCGTAGATACCTTTCACCTGTCTTATATCTTCCAACCATTCCAATTCCTTCGCTCGACGGTACGCTTTATTTGTATCAAACTGTGCTTTAAGCCTGTATCCAAATTCAATGGCCTTTACAGGATCAGTAAATATTCTTATTATTTCATCCATGGTATCCACCTAATGGCACAGTTAGTTTTTTAATAGTACCTACAGATACTATATGAACCTTTCCATCGCTACTTTTAATCATTGGAAATTCATCGGTTCCATCCCCATATGGATGTAGAGTTACAATGTCGCCAACAATTCTCGTTCTTTCATGAATAACTGTATCGCCTATTTTAAAATCACCCATTATAACCTCCTAATACCCCGCAGTTCTATCTGCCGGTCTGTAAGTTCTATTACTTATTCGTGCACTGAAATGATCCCATCGTTTTTTACTCGCATCCTTCTCAACCAAATATAAACATAGCATCTGTGTAGCATCTGAAATATGACTTGCAAAATTCTTTACCGGGACGGATTTATAGTCTTCGTTTTTACTGGTTGGGTCTTTAGCGTAATGATAAGCGCCGTTCATAGCTTTACGTAAATGAGTGCAGTTGGGTGAAATCAATAATCCGGGTTCTCCGGCATACATTTTATTTAAGAAATGTTCTACAGAGGCTATCCTTGGAAGGAGTGCGTTTGTTGAAGCTGGTTCTATGTCGTTAAGTCCTACCTCTGGTGAATGAAGAACTTCAAAGCACGTTGACTCGTCTGTAGGCGCGCGAGCACTACCAGAGGGATCACCATACCCCATAAGATGATACCCGAAATATTTAGTTCTCAATAAAGGCAATAGTCTGTTAGCACAAAACTGTTTAAGCCCCATACCATCAGAAACCAAT